CTCGGTCTCGCGTTCGAACCATAAAGTCGGGAAAGTACCGGTGCCATCTCTCGTCTACCGGAGACTTGTACGGAACGGCGACCTCCTCGCTCGACCATCCGATCACGCTGGGGTTCTGATCGAAGCTGATCATGACGCGCCGCTCCCATAGAGACCGATACACTATGCGTGTCGGATCGCCGGAATACTTTTCTGGGTGTTTAGGTATGAATCGTCCCTTGTAGGCCATATCTCTATCTATAGGCAATAAATAAAAGAAGCTACTATGTTGGAGTAGGACAAAGATGACTGTTGAACGGGTTTCGGAGATTCTTTTATGTCGTCCCGAGTAAACGTCGTAAGGAAGTCGATCGACAGTCTTCGAGAATTTGCTAAGAAATTTAAGGATTCGGGAGGGGCGAGTGCTATAGCTCTAGCTCTTCAATTCGAACAGCAGGCCGATGTTCTCGAGCGGCGTGAGCAGGAGGATGCATTAAGACAGAGCCGAGAAGCCGATTCAATAAGAAATACTATACGCTTTCCAGAAGACGTCGATGCTTTAGAGCACTTCATGACTATTAGAATTATAGAGAGATTATTTGAGAGTCGCAACAAGTCGGCCATTGACGCGGAAATGGGTAGAATAATTCTTCCTATGCCAGCAGAGCTAGCTGCGTCGTATAACGCGACCTACGATCCGTTCAATCTTAATCCTCTCTTGGCGGCGGGAGCAGCGGCCGCATTAAAGGCCGCCCTCCCGCCGACGTCGGCGGCAAATCCGGATGATGCTGCAGCGCTAGCAGCAGCTGGGGCTGCAGCGGCAATTCTTGCTGTTCCAGCGCAGGCAGCACTTGGAATAGCTATTAACCCACAAAAATCTTTAGCATTCATGGGCCCCGAGCTTAGAGAGCATAACTTAAACTTAAAGCTGTCTCCAAGAAGTCGAAATGAGTCAGATAGCATACGAGAAATCATTAGAAGGCTGAAGGTGGCTATGCTCCCGAAGCACGGCGATCTTGTTTTAGTATATCCATACGAGTTTCTTATAGAGTTCAATCATCCTGAGTATCTATTCGCAACAAACCGCTGCGTTCTTAAGAACCTTACGGTGCAGTACCACAACGAGGGTCAGGCTATATACTTTAGGAATCCTGTAGCAGCGCCGGTCACTGTCGGTCTAGGAATGTCGTTTATGGAGACAGCTGCTCCGTATAGAGAAGATGTCGAAAGTTTTCCAAGTCGAGGAGTTTCCTTCAAGGGCCTATAATGCTTAAGTACTTTGACTTTAGTCCGATCGTAAGCTACGACATACTCGGTAATAAGAATCCCGTCGCCGCAATCGACGTGACGAGCCGGCTCATCGTGAAGCAGCTCCTCTTGGGTCAGTCGGTGGTATACTATAGATACGACATAGCTGATGGCGACCGTCCAGATCTAGTCTCTTATCAATATTACGGATCAGAGAAATATGACTGGTTGATCCTCCTAGTCAACGAGATACACGATCCATACTATCAGTGGCCAATGTCTGCAGTAAATTTGGATGACTACGTTCGACAGAAGTACGGTAGCGTGTCTGTGGCGCTGCAGCAGGTTCATCACTACGAGTGGATCAAGAGTCCAAAGAAAATAGTAAAGAACTCATTGGGCGAAGACGTCGTTAGTGAGGAGCTTAGGTTTGTAATCGATAAAACCACATACGACTCTCTTTCAGTATCAGATACTAGATCAGTCGATGCATACACTTACGAGGTCGAGCTGAATGATGACAGAAGAAGGATCCAGCTAATAGACAAGTCTTACCTGCCCGTCATCAATAAAAAGCTTCGAGAATTATACTCGGCTTAATATACTATGCTATTATCAAATGATGCTAGGCCTCTTTCCATAGACATCTCTGAGGTGTCTATCACAAATTTTGATGGAACCGAGAAGATCGATGTAACGGCTATGATTCGAGAGATGAGTATGTATGAAGACATATTCGCTCCGGGAATATCTCTCGATATTCAGATGGTAGACACCCAGGGCCTTAGGTCTGAGCTACCGATCATCGGCGATGAGATAATCAACTTGGTGTTTAAGACGCCAAACGAGAATCGCGACGTTGTAGTCGAACTTCGAACTTACGCGGTGTCCGACATATTTCAGGATAAGGACCGGGCTCAGTCATATACCATAAAGGCTGCGTCTCCTCATATAGTTCTAGACCAGACTCTTGTAGTCGATCGTGCCTACAATGGGCTGACGATCTCCAATATTCTCGAAAAGATATTCGACGAGTACATTAAACCGACGACCAAGAAGCGTCTATTCTCTAACCAAGCGACTCTCGGCCTTCAGTCTATTGTGTTTCCAAAAATTAGTCCTATGAAGGCTATTAAGTACCTATCGCACGAGGCGATGAGTCTACTGACTGAACCTAGCGCTACCTTTCTATTCTACGAGCATCACGACGGGTTCGAGTTTAGGACGTTGGAGTCGCTCAGCTCGAGCGGCTCGAGCGAGCCGATAGAGCCGATAGAGACGTACTACTTCGTTCCGGCTGGCTTCGAGCATAACTTAGGCGCTCGTCAGAAAGTTAAAGATAGTCAGAAGATCATAGACTTACGCCAAGAGAGCTTCGTCGACATGCTCGACACACTGAACATAGGCTACTATGGCGGAACGACGAGCTATATAGACCCGATCAGAAAAAACTTTAAGACGTTTACTTACGACTACTCCAGCTCATTCGATAAGATATCTAGAGTCGACGGTGAAAAGACACTCAGTCCAGACAGTCGCTTGCTGAAAGGCGCTGCGGAGACGTCGTATCGGTATATCATAACGTCGCGCGATCGGTCTAGCATAGGCTACTCGGTGGCAGATCCATCCGACCCGAGAGAGATTTTTTTTCCAAGAAGGAGGCAGGACGTATCGTCGACTAAGTCGGCGCTGTTCCTACAGAACATTAGGACTGTGCGAATCACCGTTACGGTCCCAGGATACTCTAAGATTCGAGCCGGCGTTGTTGTAGAGCTTGTTATTCCGCAGATGAGTGAGACGAAGGGTGCGCAGGGGATGCGTGGACTCTTTGAGTCTGGTGAATATATAGTATCATCAGTCAACCACACGGTGAAGAGTACGGGTGAGTACTTCACCGTGATGGAGTGCATTAAACCGGCATTCGCATCACAGCCAAAGAGAGTGGTCATATAAGATGCCTAATAGAAACCCGCACGAATTTCTAGGTCTCGGAACATTCATATGGTTCTATGGTGTAGTTGAGGACCGCGCCGATCCTCTCAGGCTCGGTCGCGTGCGCGTTAGGTGCTTCGGCTGGCACACCGAGGATAAGGTCAAAGTTCCGACCGAGTCGCTTCCGTGGGCTCAAGTAGTGATGCCTGTAACGACTCCTGACCCAGGGGCTGTCTCTATGCCCGAGGGGACGTGGGTCATGGGATTCTTTGCCGACGGCACTGCGGGACAGTTTCCATTCATTCTAGGAACGGTCCCAGGAATCGCTACAGAAGAAGTCGATTCATCGAAGGGGTTCAACGACCCGTACGGAGTCTACCCAAAAGACGTCGGCGAGCCTGGGACTAGTCGACTAGGCCGCGATTGGTACGAGGCTGAGAGGCACTTAAGTCTGATACAAAAGAGAAAGACTCGTGTAACGGATGTTCCGACCGCTAGGATAGTTAAGTTGTCGTCCACAGCGCACGATCTAGCAGACTCTAAGTATGAGTCGGTAACCTGGGACGAGCCGCACCCGCGAGCCGCGGCTAAGGGAGAGCCGTCGTCGCTGTATCCATACAATGCGGTTGAAGAGACTGAATCCGGTCACATTGTCGAGTTTGACGACACACCTGAGTTCAGACGCATACATGAGATGCACGCGTCGGGTACCTTCAGAGAGATACAGAATGACGGTAAGAGAGTGACTAAGATAGTCGGGGATGATTATGAAATCGTCATCGGTGGAAAGAACGTTCTCGTCAAGGGGAATTGCAACGTAACTATAGGAGGCGACGCCCGCCTCATGGTGTATGGTGATTTAGTGACTGAGGTGAATGGTAACTACCACCTGAACGTGCACGGCGACATGCTAACGAAGATCAATGGAAACGAGTCTAAGGAGATCAACGGCGGTAGCTCGACTCAGATCAATCAGGACCGGTCGACTCGTGTGACCGGTAGTTCATTTGAGACGATAGGCGTTAATATGACCGAGATGATATCTAAGAATAAGACGTCTATGGTCGCCATCAACTCGAGCGCGCTCGTCGGTTCCAATACGATAATTTCTACCACTAATAAGTATACTACGACTGCCGGAGGCACTCTCGACATACTCTCAGTCGGAGCAATGGGTATAGCTGCAGCAGCCGATGTTACAGTTAAAAGTAACGGAACGATGCTCCTAGAAACAAGCGACCTAAACCTCGGCGCAATGGGCGGCCTTGGGGTCAGCCGAATCGGCGACAAGGACCTCCTCCTCGTGCCGATGGTCGAGGGCTCATTTACAGTCAAGGCAGCGTAACTTGGCGATAACAATACCGAGCATAAGTCCATCGATCCTCAGCGCGGCTCTCCCGGGAGCGAGCTGCGGCGCCAGTGTCGATCAGCTATTCGTACTGTCTCAGATATCGTCCCTCGTCAGTACGCTAGGATCTCTCAATAAGAACAGCATAGGCAGCCTAGCTGGCTATCTTGTGAACTTAGGAATCGCTACTGGACTCATAGACAGCCGCCTCATAGGTCTAGTCAGTCTGACTAAGAGACCGACGAACTTCCTTCAGAGAGACGTCGGCCTACTGATTCTAGCACTACTGACTGGTGGAGACGCACAGGGCATAGCGTCTCTAATATCTGGAAGGTATCGACAGTTCGATCTACAGGCAATGCTGGCTCTGCTTGCATCCGGAAAATTTAACTTATGCAAGGACGTCCCCAATACCGTAGTGCTTAGCGATGGAGACGTGATCACCTTCTCCACGCCGCCAGTACCATCTACCTTAGACTCCGAAGCTATCTCGAGCATGCCCACGTTTCCGAGTGTCGAGCCTCCTACTCAGGCATTTAATAGCACAAAATCTTCCGCTACAGATGCTCTATCCAGACTGGCGTCGGCTAAAGTCTCATCGGTTAGAGCAGAATACCTACGTGACCAAAAGACTCAACCCGATAACTGATACTAGCATCCGGAATAGCTCAATAGCTTATTATACATAGTTTTTTTCGTTTGTCAATAATAAATACTTAGAACGTTTCGGGGGTCACATGGCTGCTCTGGCTACTCCAGTAAATCAGATAATCTATAGAGATATGGATTTTAGATTCATACCGCACCCCGTCACGGGTCGTCTAGCCATTTTGAAGAATAGTGACTCTGTTAAGCAGGCTGTGAAGCTTCTTGTCCTTACTTCTCTAGGCGAGCGGCCGTTTAGGCCCAGTCTGGGTTCCTTAGTTAGATCATATATGTTCGAGAACTTTACTAGGTCGACCGTGGCTGACATTAAGTTTTCTATTCAAAATGCAATTAGAAATAATGAGCCTAGAGTCGAGCTCCTAGACGTCGGAGTGTTTAGTTTTCCAGATTCCAATGCAGTCAGAGTGAACGTAGTGTTTAGGCCTATAAACTCAAATGAACCAGCTCAAGTTGAGTTTATGATAGAAAGGGTTAGATAGTGGCTAATCTTACGATCACTGGTCTCGACTTCACGACTATAAGAACGAACCTTAGGAACTTTCTATCTACTAAGTCGGACTTCGCAGACTTTGACTTTGACGATTCGGCGATCGGCACGCTTTTGGATCTCCTCGCGTACAATACATACTACAACGCCTTCTATGCGAACATGGCTGCCAACGAAGCCTTTCTCGACACCGCCCAGCTGTATGAATCTGTCGCGTCTCGTGCAAAAGCTCTAGGATACACTCCAGAATCTGCAAGCGGAGCAACAGCCAATATTGCTGTAACATTCACGAGTGCGGTAGCCAACGCTACTTTTAGAACTATCACTGTGGCTAAAAATACGGAGTTCATTTCAACGATCAATGGTGTAAGCTACACATTTGTGACACCTAAGTCGTATGTCATATCGTCGAACAGTTCGAATCGATTCTTTGGTTATATTAATATCGTCGAGGGTACACCACTCACTCATAGATTTGCTTTCACTACAGCAAATACTTCGTTCGTACTACCGAACGATAACACCGATGTAGAGAGCATCGCAGTTACTGTCACTACTAGCGGCAACACCGTTACATACACTCAAGCGACCGACTTGACGAGTGCTAACTCAAGCTCGAAGTACTTCTTCGTTGAAGCTGATCGAGAGACACGGTATAAAGTAGGGTTTGGCGACGGCGTGCTTGGATTTAAGCCGGCATTGAACAGCACAGTAGAAGTGTCTTACCGAGTGTGTAGCGGGACTCGACCTAACGGAGCCAACAGCTTCTCCGCCGTCAACACTATCGGCGGAGAAACGTTATTCAGTCTCAGGACCGTTTCTCGAGCCGCGGGAGGAACGGCCATAGAGTCCATCGAGTCGATACGCTTCAACGCTCCTCGCCTATACGAGACGCAGAATCGTGCGGTGACCGCAGACGACTATAAGAGAATCATCCTACGCGACAACCCAGACTTAGAAGCAATATCCGTCTGGGGAGGCGAGGACAACGATCCTCCGATCTACGGCAAAGTTTATGTAGCGGCTAAGCCGCTTCTGGGAACTCTCTTATCGACTAACCGCAAGAATGCGATCAAATCCGCCATTCGTAAGTACAATGTCCAGTCGATAGACGTAGAGATGACAGATCCAGCGTATCTCTACGTCTTGCCGTATGTCGAAGTTCGATACGTTCCTGAGGAAACGACTAGGACTGCCGCAGAGATTGCTGCAGCGGTCGCTGCGAGAATCGTGACTTTTGAGTCGACAAA